GGGGGTACTAAAGAAATCCACCATTGAAAAGTCAATCAATACAAGGGTATTAATAAAAGGAAGGAAATATATTACAATGCCTATTGAATCTAATGTTTACAGACTGATGTCCAGTCCTAGCTCCGCATGTTGCGTACTGTTGGAATCCAACGATGCCGATAAATGTACAGGCATGGCTCTAGTATCGTACTCTACACTTATTGCAACATTGAAAATTGTCAATGAAAATGATGTACTTGTGTGCTTCACAGGAATGTATGAACAGGACTATGACAGGGTGTACACTCCGACAACTGGAAGGCAGTTATCAAAATTCCTGCGAGAATTGGACATTGATTCTCTTCAATATCATGCAGTGATGCACTGGATTAAGAGTACTGGTGGAACTGACAATATTATCTGCTACGGTGAGGGAAATAAAGTACGTAGCATGATTAAACACTATGTACAGGATGGTTCAAAACTCTCTGCACTTGCTTACAATAACAAAATTGCACGCATTACAATGTGCAATAATGAAAGGATGGGATATGCAAGATGGTAACGATTATCAAGGTAAAATATATGGCAAATGGCACGCCATATATTGTGAAGGACGCTTCGTGCTATATGACACTGAATGTCAATTCAGTATTAGCCGCCGCTCATGAGGTAGCAGTGAGCAATACAGACGGCACATATTGTATCTTCTTCGGAAGATTGTCTGATGTCACTGATTTGTACAATGCTCAGAAAAAAGGCAATACACCATTTGCCGAGTGGATTATTCACAATTGTGCTGTGTTGGTGAGAATATGACACCGAGAACCCGTGACACCTTTGAACTTCTGCTCAGAGAACTGTGTCTTGAAAGCAACGTACAGCTTCAGCGAATCAATTCGGACAAGGTTAACCGAGTGATTCTCTCAACAAAGTCAAAGTCCAAGAATTTCTGTATGGACTATCCTAAGTACATTAATTTCTCGTCAGCATTTGTAAAGATGTTCAAAAAGCGCATTAAAGAAATGAACGAAGTATTCGGTACAGAGTTTACCAATGACGTAAGTTACCTTATAGAAACGGAGTATTACAACAGATGACAGACTTCATGTTCGATTTATTACTCATTGTCGCAACACTTCTTATTACAGCTATGTCATACATTATTGAATTAAAGGAGGACTTAAAAGATGACATTCATTCAGCACACAGGTGACACTACAGTTCTTGACTACATTTTCATGACAATGGTCGAATCAGATGACATTGAGGGAGTTATTCCTATTGACACTGACGATGACAGTGTTGTACTTCTCCTGCTTGGAACAAATTACACAGGAAGGGTACAGTTTGCAGACGGTGGGCTGTTAAGCCTTCAGCTCAATTCTAAGGCAAAGGATGAAGAGCTTTACAATGCAGCACATAACGCCTATGAAATGTTAGCTGTACACTACGGCATCACGCTCAGAGAATCAACTGCTGGGTTCAGCATTGTCATTCAGCCTATCAAACATGATAGCTGATTGCAGTACATTATTTGAAAGGAGGTGAGTACATGCCTAGACACCCTGCCGTGCGCAGAAAATTCACGATTACAGAATGCACTGTTCTTGCAGTATTCAGTACAGAGAAGAAAACAAGAGAGATTACCTATGTACTGAGTGGTATCAGAACAGATGAACAGGAAATTCTGAGAATCCTGCGCAAACGTTATGAAACACCTGTACTGAGGATTGCTACACTGGTGAAAAAACAGTCGTACAATGTGAAGTGCGAGATGGATGAAATGGATTACCTCGAAGGTTGTTCATTTACAGACAAACAGCCTGTACAGTAATGTACACAGCTGCAAAGTACAGCCGTATCAATACAAACCGTTCATTAATGTATATGCACTAAGTGCAAAGGAGGAAAAAACAGATGAACAAAGTTATTCTTATGGGAAGACTCACAAAGGACGTCGAAGTCCGTACAACAGGTTCTGGTCTCAAGGTTGCAAATTTCACGCTCGCCGTTGACAAAGAGTTCACTGAAGGTGCTGATTTTCTGAACTGCATTGCATGGAGACAGCCCGCCGAGTATCTCGCAAAATATGCCGAAAAGGGATTCAGAATCCTGTTCGATGGACGGGTACAGACACGTACCTATGAAGATAACGAAGGTGACACTCGCTATGTTACAGAGTTTGTCGCTGACAATGTGACGGTTCTTGACTATAAGGAAAAGAAGGAAGAACCGAAAAAGAAGTACAAAAACTCTTCCCGCTAAGATACAATTAAATTAACGATTGCCCTGCTTTGGTGTACAGCACTAAGGCAGGGCTATTTTTTATTAAGGAGAGTGCAATGTCTAAAAGATATTCCGGTCGAAAATCGACAATCGAAAAGTATCAAAGTGAACGAAGAAGGGTAATGAGCATTATTCGTTCTTTACAAAGCAAAGGTGTAACAGTACCCGAGACATTAATTCCTAAACAGGGTGGTAATGTAAAGTACGAAGATGTCAAACGCCTTCAGCGCATGACAAAAGAATCTATTGCTTCACGTTCAACCCTACAGGAGACTAGCGAGCAATACACTCATATCAAAGGCAGAGGTGTAGTAACTACAGAGACAAAGGTCATAGCTAAGGGTAAAGAGGTACTGTATGAATTGAAGAAGCGTACCAACAGAAGACGTATCGAGCTTGCCAAGCTTCGCTCTGAAGGAAAGATATATACTGACCTTGAAACTGGATACAGATATAACACTGATACAGGCGAAGTGGTTGGTAAAGTCACGAAGAAAAGACTGGAGAAACTTCGTGCTGAGAATGAATGGCTAGGCGGTATGGGAGATGACGGTAAATGGGATGATACAAAGGACATCATCTTCAACAACTATATTGATAAAATCAGCGATTATGTAATGGACGAAGATACTTACCAAAGGTATCGCAAAGGTGGACGTTCAGCCAGGAACGCCGCTGAGATGTCATCTAATGCCAGTGATATGTCTGACTATTTGAAGCGGGCAAGAGACTTCTATGGACCCGATTGGGTAGCTACTGTATTACTTGATTGGGAAGCAGAAGGTCTTGAGATAACAGGTACGATGTTCTATGACAAGTACTATTCTACATTCAAAGCAGAGCTGATGGATAAATTACCATTGCCGGACAATAAAGAATATTCTATGAGACGTGATGCTATGACAGATTCAATCGAGGAGGTTTGAACAGAAAGGTATGACAGCAAAAAACAAGCCTGACATTCTCATTGGAGACTTTGAGACTACAGTGTTTGACGGACAGGACTTTACAGAGGTATGGGCATCTGCCCTTGTACCTTTGTACACAGAAGATGTAAAAATTCTGCACTCCATCGGTGAGACATGGGATTACCTTGTTTCATTGAACAGAAATCTTGTTGTGTACTATCACAACCTTAAATTTGACGGTTCATTTTGGCTGGACTACTTCATTAATGAAAAGGGGTACAAGCAGGCATTTGAAGATATGGACGAATTTGAGGAATCACTGGATAACATGGAGGACGTGGTATTTCCGCACTCTATATCCAATAAGGATATGCACAGCAGGACGTTCAAATATCTGATAAGTGATATGGGACAGTGGTATACAATGACTGTCAAGATTGGTAAGCATATCATCGAGTTCAGAGATTCATATAAGCTCCTTCCATTCTCTGTACGTGACATTGGCAAAGCCTTTAAGACAAAGCATCAGAAACTGGATATGGAGTATGAAGGGTTCAGGTATGCCGGATGTACGATTACAGAGGATGAACAGAAGTATATTGCCAATGACGTACTGGTGGTAAAAGAAGCCTTGGAACACATGTTCAATACAGGGCATAACAAGCTGACGATTGGCTCCTGCTGTCTGCGTGAGTACAGACATACGATTCCAAGAGACCAATATGCATTCAGTTTCCCGAACGTCTATGAACAGCATATTAATGAAGAATTGTACGGAGCTGCTACGGTCGGAGATTACGTACATAATTCGTACAAAGGTGGATGGTGCTACTTGGTCAAAGGCAAAGAAGCAAAGGAGTTTCATAATGGATGCACGGCAGATGTAAACAGTCTGTATCCATCCGTCATGCACAGTGAATCCGGCAGTTGGTATCCTGTTGGAGAAGGAACTATGTGGAGTGGTAACTTCATTCCGTACAATATATTTCCTAAACACTACTACTTCTTTATTCGGATAAGGACAAGATTTAATATCAAAAAGGGTATGTTACCTTTTATACAGATAAAGAACAGCTTTCGCTATCAAGTCAATGAAATGTTGGAGACATCCGACATGATAACAAAGGACGGCAGGAGATTGAAAACATGGGTTGACCAAAATGGAAATGTTCGTGATACAAGGGTAACACTGACTATGACAATGACAGACTACATATTGTTCCGAGAACACTATGACGTATTTGACTTTGAAATACTGGACGGGTGTTACTTCTATGCTGAGACAGGATTATTTGACATCTATATTAATAAATGGAGGGATGTTAAAATCAACAGCACCGGTGCTATGCGTACGCTGGCTAAATTATTCCTAAATAACCTGTACGGAAAGATGGCATCCAGTCAGAACTCTTCATTTAAGGTAGCAATGAAACGTGAAGACGGTTCAATAGGGTTCGTAACTGTTGATGAAAAAGAGAAAGAGCCGGGGTACATCCCTGTCGGCTCAGCCATTACATCCTATGCACGGAACTTCACGATAAGAGCTGCTCAGAAGAACTATCATGGTATGAACAAGCCGGGGTTCATCTATGCTGACACTGACAGTATTCATTGTGACCTTGACCCGTCAGAGTTGGTCGGAGTACCGGTACATCCTACAGCATTCTGTCACTGGAAGATTGAATCAAATTGGGATACAGGGTGGTTCATCAGACAGAAGACATATATTGAGCATGTCACTCATGAAGATGGAGAGCCTGTTGATAAACCATATTACAATGTCAAGTGTGCAGGAATGCCGGAGACCTGTAAGAAACTGTTCAATGCAAGCATGACAGGACAGATGGACGAAAAGGAATACAATAAACTGAATGATGAAGAGAAAGATTTCATCAAAGTACACCGTACAATAAATGACTTCAATATCGGTTTAAAAGTTCCTGGAAAATTGATGCCAAGGCGTATCCGTGGTGGTACGATTCTTGTGAAGGATTACTACACAATGAGATAAGGAGGAAGAGCAAAATGACAAAGCTGAAATTTAAAAGAGAATATATCGCACAGGAGTACACCTATGATGAAAACTATTCGAACTGTAAATTGATAAAGGAAGGTGAACCTATTGTACGTTGCAGCCGTTGCAAAAGCTGGACTCCTAACCCATTATATTATGGTGTTGGTAAATGTTCATTTTTCAAAGGTGCTACCCGTACACGTGATGACTTCTGTTCTGACGGAGATGATGAAAAATAAATACAGAAAAAAGACCTCTGCAATTGCAGAGGTCTTTTTTATATCGGTAACATATGCGTCAGCAGAGCGTACAGCCGTGTACAACCACGTCCACAGCACTGTCTTCCAAGTGGGCTACCTGTGGACTGACAATGTTGAACACATATGACGATACCTTTTGTAATATCAATGCTTTAGGTGTATCACTTACTTAAAGTGTCCTTTTCATCTGTTCCAGTTTTAAAATCTTGCCTGCGGGAATGTAATCAGATGTAAACCCTGTGATATATGGGTCGGCATTGATGATTGAATCGGTGTCGTTGTATGTGTATGATTCAAGATCAATATTAGCAGTCTTTAACGATTCAATTTTTTCAGATGTCAGAAGATTTAACGCACAATCGGAAAATACTTCATTATTTGCTGTTTTCAGTCCTTCCAATGTTTCTATGACAACGTCGCCAACTAATCCGATTCGTGCATACGGATCAAGTTCGCAGATAATGGAAAGTGCAGATGGGTTAATACAAATCCACGTAACTTTTCTGACCATGCCGTATTTTCTTACGATGTTGAACAGTATTTCAATGTGTGCACGGTCAAACGCTTTAGGCTCGATATATGGCATGATTCCGACATTTCTGCATGTTTTGATATAATCGTCAAAACTGCAAATCTTCGTTCCTGCATACTGACTGCTCAAATAAATACCAAAATCATATGTTAATGCCTGTTCGTATGTGATGTCAGTAATGTTAATGGTAGTGCTGATTTCTGTTCCGTCTGCATTTCGTGCAGTTCTGTTGATTGTATCATCATGCAGAAGAACAGGTACATCATCACTGGTGAATCTGACATCGGTTTCAGCACAGTTAAAACCGTACTGAGAAGCAAGAATGAATGCCAATGGACTGTTTTCCGGTGCGATTGCATTAAGTCCACGATGAGATACAGAATTGATATAGTTTTCGGATTCTGCAACGTAAATATTATTGTTCAATTCGGTTAAGAATGAACCGTATCTGTGAATATGGATTTCTTTTGCGAGTGCGTTAACATCGCTGATTTCTGACGAATCGCCTTTCCTTGCAAGAATTGAATAATTGCCAGCTTCGGTAACAACGTGCCGTTCAATCCACCCCGTACTATTCCATACACCGTTAGTGTTCTTCCATGCAAGGTACAGAAGGCATGATGATGATTCAATAACATCGCCCACTTTTAAATCGTAACCCATGCCTTTGATTGTTCTGATTCGTGTTCTGATTCCATACTGTACCCATGTAGGCGGTGTCACTGATGCGTTAATATCGCCGCGCTCAATGTTGTTTTCCAGTGTGAAATCAGATACATCATTAAGCGCATTCAGTGCATCCGCACCGCTTACCATTTTGTAAGTAATCGTCATTTCTTCCATTGAAGCAGTGGGAGCACTGATGATGAAATAAGAATAACCTCGTGTGCTTATTGTTGTTTCACCTGCCTCTACAACAAAAGATGATGATATTGGCGTTTTGTCACTGGTATAGAAATGACAATAGCTTGTTCTGACAGGTGAATTCACTGTGAATTCATCAACATGAGAACAGTCAATATAATCGGTTCTGCTCCATCCGTCATACTTCGTGATTTCTCCGGCAGTGCTGATGTATTCATTGGATACAAGCGTTGGTTTCCACGTTTTCAGAGAATCAAATATATCTTTTTTTAAGTCAGTAATCTCATCACCTGTCACTTTTGCATCTGCTCCTGCACCGGAAACCGTAAGGGTTGCATCAATCACAGGTGTAGTTGGTGTGATATTTTCCTCTAACCAATCACTCACCTGCTGACTAAGGTTTCCCATTGCATCCTGTTCAAACTGTTCAAGAATAGGGTCAATAATTTCACCAAAAGTTCCATCATCTACCATCTCATCCAGTTTAACATTGATTTCATTCTGTACATTGAGGTTCTCAAAATAGTTATCAATATATTCCCTGTTTTCGTTCACCCATGTTTCAAGGTTATTAACAAGTTCAATAATGTTTTTGTCGTCCTCAATTACCTTATTAAGGTAGTCAACAGTTTTCTCCAATACCTCATAATATGAGAGGGAATCGTCGTACACCAATGGTAAGATTTTCTGACACCAAAATTCGATAAGCTTCATTTCATTTGTAAGCATATGTGTTCTCCTTTACTCAACAGTTTCCGTAACCACTTTCTGCCAGTGTTCCGGTAAATGATGCTCATTGCTGTAGAAATAGTCTGTCCTGTAGTATACATTCCCTTGATAATCTCTCAATTCATGAAAGAATCCTGTACCAAAAACATATGTAACACTCAGAGTGAATGAATTCTGAGTGGGACAGTGTTCAAGCGTTGCTACAAGGGTATCCGGATTTGCTACGTATCTGCCCGGTGCAAGAGCGAACGTGTTCAAGTCTGCATTCTCGGGAATGTACTTGAGATAGTCTGCACTATACTGGTATCCCGCATAGCCTGCATATGAATTGATATAGTTGTACAGCTCAGTTCTTAATTGCTGTTTTACTTGAGATGCCCAAGTGTACGCAGGAGAGATGAACCTGTTCACATCCGGTTTCCGAATATTGAACGTGAATCTGACAGCTCTGTCAACAGTTCCGCCTCCATCCACATTTCTGTTGATTTTGGTACTCCTGTAATTAAATGAGGTACTACCTCCACCATCGAACTGTACAGCATTTACACATCCTTCCGAAACAAGTTCATTCTGCTCTTCAAGCGGAGTTAAACCACGCTCAGTCGGAGTTCTTCCATCACAGGCAAGAATAACCAGTGTCTTGTCTTCTCTGATACCAAGGGCAAGTCTTGGTGCAAGAGTTCCGTTATCAATCTCGCCCTCATTGTTCGTAATCGTTGTCAAATCTGTCGGTACATTGTTAACAATAAGTTTGTAATAATAGTCAGTCAGATTGTACGGATTGAACTGGTCAAGTTGTTCCTTTGTCAATGTGATAGGGTATGTCGACCATTCCCTGTCAGCACTGAGATTCAGATAACCGGCATCATTGCAGTGAATCGTGCCGGAAATATTACCGGCATAGATGTTTTCACCTCTGCTGTAAATATTCGGTACAGCCTGCGTGTTATCTGTGTAGAAAATAGAGGACGCACCATTGACTGTCAAATCTGTCTTTTCTGCGACAGCAATCTGATTAGGCGTAGTGTTTGGTCTGTACAGGATATATGGGTCAATCTTATTATCATCTGCGTCCAGGTATGGAATATATCCGATATAAATAGTAGTTCCGTATTTACGATATGTTTTGAAGGTAACATTATCATAATATGAATCATTTACGTCATCAGATAACTTGGCATTGGTCACAGCTTTGTCAACAAGATTAACAGTGTCGACAGAATCATCCGGTACAATAAATTCGGGGTGGTCTTCCATCCACTGTGTAACAACTCTGTCAACCTCTGCTTCGACATCGATGTTATCAAAGAAGTTTTCAATAAGGTCAACCATTTCCTTATTATCCTCAATAATATGATTGATATACCATATAACCTTATTAAGAAGTTCGTAATAAGAAAGCGAATCATCATATACAGCAGGGAGTACTTTCTGACACCAAAATCTGAATATTTTATCTTTGAGTGCGGAATTAATCATTGGTTAAATACCTCCGTTTAAATATTACCATAATTGCATGAAGAGTGGTTCAAGTTCTTCGATAATCATTGCATCAACATTGAACAGAGAATTGAGATAATCCTGCACTACCTTGCCGTATGTGATTGTACCGTACTTACCGGAAATACGCATCACATAGTCACGGGCAGTATTGATAGACTCATCAACCTTATCTGTACCTTTGTTTTCGGCTGTTGTTGATTCTACCTTTCCGTATTCTGTTGTCGATGTCGTGTTGTCTGTGTCATGCGTAGCATTCGTCAGATACGTGAGGTTGTCAAGGCGTGAAATTGAACCCTGTGGTGTATCACTGTAGTAGTTCCAGCTGTTGCTGTCAGTGGTATTCGTGTCTGCTCCAGTAGTTTTCTTTGTGCTTGTTCCATTACTGGACGTTGCTGCTTCTGTATCCCTTGTACGGTCTTCATTACCTTCGTATGTACGGGTGATGTCCGTATCCCATAACGGATTGAAATTCTTGCTTTCAAGCTCATACAGCTTGTTATATTTTGGCATAATTTCGCCCAGCAGTGTATTCAGCTTGAATTTCCAAATACCGTATGTCTCGAATCCAATCTCACGGGTATAGAAGTGACGAAGGATTTTCTGCTCAAGTACAGGCTTGTACAAAGGGTCCCAGGTATTCCATGTATCATCAAAGATTTTATCCTTGGACTTTGTGATGGTCTCCTCAATGGAATTGAATCCCACGGACTCTGATAACCCGCTCAGTGATTCACAGATGTACCTTACTTCTGTTGTATATTTACTCATATTTATAAGCCTCCACTCGGTTATCCTTCGGTACTTCCTCAGCTTCTTCCGGTTCAAGACTGGTATTGAGGTCTTCACGGAAATCTACTGTAATCTTTGTTCCGAACATTTTTTCAATCTGCACACAGGCATCCTTGCGTGCTTCAAGATAGGAATATCTGTTAGCCATAGCTCCACCCATTTGACGCTTTGCTTCATCAACAATCATGCGCTCTTTCTTTTCTACTGCCACATTTGAGATGCCAAGGAATGTCAGCATTTCATTCCAAATTTTCTCTTTCAGCTCAAACAGCTTGTCAGCAACGAACGGTGCAGAGGTGTTCAGCACTTTAAGGCTATCCATTGTCACGGCTTTTGTGGAAAAGATGAACGGCTGATTACCCGAATACTGCTGATAAAGGTTCATCATTGTTAACCTGTCTCTTTCATCAGCCTGTACAAGGATAGGCGTTTTCTGTGCATTGATATTCACGTCAATAGTGCGCTCAAGGTCTGCCAGTCTTTTTGCGAATCCTGCCAATTTATAAATGATAGGCGTTCTCAGATAGTTATTGAAAATCAGTACAGAGTCATCAATCGTTCTGTGCGCTCTATAGTGAAAACTGGTGTATGCTTCTCTTTCGACCGGCAGGTCATTAAATGTACGTCTGCTACCGTACATTGTTCTCAGACACATTTCTCCAGTGTGTCCAAGGTTTTCGTCAATCAGATTTTCATCCTTGAAGTACAGCATTGCTCCATCTGTTGCGAGTCCAAGCTCGATATATCGAGGGTCACATCCTGCCGGTAAACCCTCCCAACTAATACGTGAGATGGCAAGGTCAATAATTTGGTCATAGTATTTTGCATAAGCGTCATAGTTTTCGTATCCGCTTTCCCAAAACTGACGTTCACCCTGTGCCATTGGTCTGTTTCTTTTCTTGCCCATATAGTTCCTCCATTATTCAAGCGGTGCATTACTCAGAGAATAATTACCGACTTCACTGGCATTTACCCAAAAGGTGATGCCACTATTGTACACGCTTGCGATTTTGCTTTCAGCATCTGCCGGTACATTACCAGTGATAGTGCATCCGATAGTTTTTACATATGTCCAACGTGTACGGTTGTGCATGGAAATCGACATCAGCTGATTCTGCGCATATCCGAATTTTGTAAAGTAATCATCAATCATTTTTGACTGTGCATAATCCGGTCTTCTTGTTTTGAAGTGAAATGCAAATCCTGCACCGTCCTCAAGTGCATAGATAGCGGCGCTGGCTGATGCATTGCCATAATGCCTGTCGGGAGTATTCTGTGCCTGTGTTACGTGAGCTAATGCATTCGTAATTGCTGAAAAGGTGCTGGCAACACCAATCATACTTCCGACATAATCATCAAGAGCCATTCCGGCAAGTACATGGAATCCACCACTCGCGATAGATGCAATATCTTGATACATGCCTTGGTGCGCCCACAGCTGATATGAGTCACCATTATATGAACCCTCCGGATACTCACCAATGTTCAGAATGTCATCATTGTGGTTATTTGAACCCTCATATCTTGTTGGTTTAAGAATCATGTTCGGCTTTGGAATTGCAACAGCCTCAATATTGAACAGGCATCTCGGAAGACTATTCTGCGTCGGGAATCCCTCAAATCTGTACTCTTTCATCTGTCCAAAGGAATTGCTCACTTGAAGCAGATTATATGGATATGTATACATCTTATTATTGCGAGGTACATATCCGTCAAATGTGCCTTGATAAGTCTTCAAATCATCATACTGGTACTGGTCTGAATAATAATACGGAGTTGATGCATCGTTGATGACCGGAGGAATGACATATACTCCAATGATTGACTGTTCACGTCCGTTATTATTTAATTCTTCAATGTATCTGTTGATTTCGTTTGGCTGTGTACTCATGTCAACCACAACAGCTTTCAACTGACAAGGTACACCCCGTACATTTGAGATTGTTTCAAATGGAAACGTTGTCGGGTCAAGATTGCCATTATCTGAACACAGCAGAATAGCTCTTGAATGGTAATTTCCTGCACCGCCAGAAATGTCGATTTTTGGAAACTCATCATCGAAAGCAGTTTTATAGTGAGTCGGTACAATAGTTTCCGGCACAAGGTGTTCACCAATAATGTCGCTGCGGGTGTGCATTCTTTCAACGAATGACTCATCAACCTTGTACTCCGTATACCACGTCTGCATTACATCAAGTTCGTATTCTACTTCACAACAGGCATTATTAATATATGTTACCTTATTAATAAAGGCATAGAACCATTTATTGCCAAAATTGGTATTGCGGAACATGAGATAATTGCAGTCATACAGGTCGTCAGTATTTCTTTCAATACGGAGTACATTGTCGTACACTCTATTATACGTTAGTTCAGTAAAATTGTATTTTGTCTTGGACATAAAGTACTGTGCCTGTGCGTTCAAGGTGGACTGTACATTATTCTGCTCTCCAAAATAAAGAGTGTGCTCATATGAATTGTCCAGTGGGACATTATGCAAAATCCTCAAATCTGTGTTAGGTGTAATGTTCATAAGATACCTCCGCTTTAATTATACCTTTAAAAGGAAAAGAGGTACAGATAATCTGTACCTCAGTCCCGGAAAGGAGGTATGACACGTCAAACTTATTCGCCCAGTTTGAACATGACAGCATTTGCGAACGGCGAGACAGAGAATGTCTTGTCGACATGATACCAATAGTTGGTATATCTGCCCTCAGGGTTGATGAGAGTGTCAGTGGAATCGTCATTGTCGAATACCTTGAAGAATTCCTCATCAAGCAGTACACCCTTGACCTTGGCAAGAGTAGCAACAACGCCGTTTTCATCAATGCCCATTGCAGTCTTCATGCGAACATAGTTCGGGTCGAGCTGAAGGTCAGTGCCAGTCTCATCGTTATCGAAAACCTTGTCGAGTCGAGCAACGTCAATGGTTCCGAAGTTATCAACGAGAACTCTGTGACCAAGGAACTGTGCCTTATCCATGTTGAATGCAGATGCAAGGACATTCACATCCATGGATGCATCTGTGTCGGCATCCATAATCAGATACTGCTTGTCCTTCTCTGTAGCATTGTACACACCGGCAAGGTTGTAATCGTTAGACAGGAATGTCATCTGATTGCTCACAGCCTTGACAGCTGTTGCAAGTTCCTTGTCGTTAGCAGTTGCACTCATTGTCTTGGTAGCCATGACGCCGATTGCCATTCTGTACTGGAGCATGAACTTCATGACAAGCCATTCGTCATAGGATGCACTCTTGTACATGGATGTCATGATACCATTGATGAGATTGGTAACACCATCAACGGACATGAAGGCTTTGCGAAGGTCAGAATACTGAATAGTGTTCTTATAGAACTTACGATAGTTCAGTACGTGGAACGCAGCTCGTACGTCCGGAATCTCTCTTGCGAATACTTTCTTCTCAGCTGTCGCAGGGTCATAGTTATGAACCGCGCACAGGTCAACAAAGATTTCCTCAATGGTTTCACCATAGTCGAATCTGCCCTGCTTGAAGAATGCCCACGGATTCTCATACATTTTGGAAGTGATGAGTACACGTGCGATTCTGTTTACAAGTGCATTGAGGAACTCATTTCTCAGCGCAGGGAAATCCATAATCGTAGCACCGATTGTACGGATTACTTCGGCATCCTGTGTAGCAATGGGAACGTAATCTCTGTAATCGGTGGATGCATCATTTCTGATGGCATTCAGCACGTCAGCAGACGTGTTCGTAATAGTTACAATAGTCGGTCTTGTAGCCATAATTTACTTTTCTCCTTTAGGTTTAAATAAATCTTTAATGTGAATGTTGCTTGCTTTCCGCTTCTTGTCGTTATTAGGTGAATCGAATGACTCGTCATCCTCTTCGGGATGATTGAAGAAAGCATCACGGTATTTCTTTCTCCACTCCTTGTCATTCTCGTTGTACTTGGATTCCCACTTTTCAGCTTCGGCTCTGTAACTGTCAGCATCACCAGTAGATAACTGGTCATACGTTTCAGTAAAGTCCTGTATCGTAGCAAGCATTTCGTCTGAAGTGTCATCCCCAGTCAACGTCTTGAGTCGTGCAAGGAACTGCTCCTTGTCCAGTACAGCCATAATATCGTCCTCCTGTAATTCATTTACATTCTACCACGAATATTATTGCATGCGTACCATTTTTTAATAAGAGAAAGTCCACGTTCACTGTAGTGCGGGATTCCTCCGCTATATGTTTGCCAATCATACCCGCCATTATTGATAATGGTAGTGTCATTAACAAATAACAGCAGGTTCGGCGCTCTGTAATTGGCAATATAGTCACAACGTGCAGTTCCTCCACGACAAGTAATGGACGAAGTTATCTGTGAATCCTGTACACCTTCGGCAGTTTCAATGTGTACATGTTCACCCTGCACATTTCCTGCCGTTCCTGTGTGAGCAAATATCTGCCCCTGCTGAAACTGTGTAGCAGTCGGCGGATTATTGTCATGTACCACAAGAATCGACACATACATCAGACCAAGGGGAGTCCATACTTCGCGATCAGAAGCGTACATTCTTCCGTTTCCGCCACCTGTATAGTAATAAGTCCGATGCATGTCAAATGGTGCATATAAAGGCGTGTGTTCTATGGTTCTTGCGAAGTCCATAGGAGCACCACAGCAATGAGAATATGTTTCCGGTCCGTATCCTTGAGTTACTGAGAGCGAAGCCAAGGGAAATAATGCTACTTGGTGTCCGTCCCTTGCATACAGTTGCTGTCCTTCATACATGAATCAAGTTCCTCCAGTTTTTCTGCACAGGTCTTCGCTACATTCTCAGACCCAAGCTGAGTACCAAGATAATAGATTTCCCGAAGTGTCTCTGTATCGAGTCCAGCAGGAAGACCGAACCCTTCTTCAAATCCTCCTGCCTTCAATCTGTTCAACAAATTGCACTCCATTATTTCTTGGCTCTTATAATGCGGTTCACTTCAGACTGTACAGTCTTGTAGTCATATCCCGCACTCTCCAGTTTCTTCTTTCTTGCACTGCCATTGCCCCATTTGCCGTTGATGACTTCCAGTGCAACAGCGTGAATGCTTTTGAGTCCCTTCTTTTTATGCTCAAGAAGAATCTCATTCACTCTTGCCTGTACACTCTTGTAATCATAGCCTTCAGCAAGAAGTTTTTTCTGCCTTGTTACGCCATTACCCCACTTGCCTTCGATAACTTCGTGCGCCAGTTCGTCCACTGTTTTCGTCTGCTGCTGAGGACGAGCCTGTACAAACTTCGGACGAAATGCTCCAAGGAATCCACGAAGACCAATTGTACTGAAAGCAAAGTATTTGTGCTTGGACGGTGACTGTCCAAAAAATTTGCCACCCCAGTACATTGCTACATGAGACTTCGGACAGTCAGAATTTTTTCCTTTGTTCCAAATTACCCAGTCTCCGTCACGAAGAGCGTTCTTGTCATAAATCAAATCAAACCACTTGGAGAAGTATTCTCTTCGAATGAGCCACAGTCCATTTGCCCATCCGTTTCCTGTTGTAACAATTGGAATGTCATAGTCCATGAGGAATTTATCCCATCCGTCAACGCACTGTACGCCATAAGCCTTGTCAATGTCGAACCCTTTTCCTTCAACAGTTTTAATCCATTCTTCAATATACATTAGTCGACCTCCTTTGTAGCTGTGACCTCATCGAGGACAATTAATGCACCCATGAAGATTCCAAGGTATGCACAAGTCTCAGAAATCTGTTTTGCATAAGGAATCTGCCACACTTCGCCCATTGCCAGTACAAATTTGGACAATGCCGGCAGTGCAACAGCAGACGCATACTTGCAAATCTGATAAATCCTGCTTGATAATACTTTGTACTTTTTAGTCATAAATCATTCTCCTTCTTTAATAGGTAATTTTTCGATTTCACGCATAAGTCTCTCTGCACTGCCATTACCTCCAAGGCTGTGATAAGGAGAGTACAGATATTCATAAAGATTTTCGTACTCTGAGCGTGTGATTGAACCTCGCTCAATGTACTCAGATGCCAAGTAGAAAATTCTGTCATGACCCATTCCAATAAGTGACTTCATAATGAGTTCAAGTTTTTCATCCTTAGCCTGTTTCTTAGTGTCGTGCCGGGAAATCAGAAATTGTATGAATCCAAACAGCGACGCTGTGAACCCACTTGTCAGAACTGTGACCCAAAACTGTTCCATTATTTTACCTCCACGATATAATTATATTATATATGGAGGACAAAAATAAATGAATGAGAACCTTTATTATGACGGCACAAAATTACTGTCCATGAGTGACCTTTATGGTAATAAACCTGAGATTTATATGGTGTGTTCAAATCGAAGCGCTGGTAAAACTACATATTTTAACCGCCTTGCAGTGAACAGATTCAAAAAGAATGGTGGAAAATGCATGGTTCTTTATCGGAACAATAAAGAAATGAAGGACTGTGCAGAAAAATTCTTTAATGACATCAAAGGATTGTTCTTTCCAAACGATACAATGCTTGGAAAAAGAAGAGCTGATGGTTTATTTTATGAGCTTATACTAAATGACAGGTCTTTTGGATATGTTGTATCACTGAATACAGCAGATAAATTGAAGAAATACAGTCATTTCTTCTCAGATGTTGAGATGATGATTTTTGATGAGTTCCAGTCAGAGACGAACACCTATCTTTCTGATGAGATTACCAAGTTTCAGTCCGTCCATACGTCAGTTGCAAGAGGAAAAGGTCAGATGAGCAGATATGTTCCTGTGTACATGATGAGCAACAGCGTTACTCTGCTCAACCCGTACTTTGATGCATTCGGTGTATCGTCACGCCTTAACAGTGATACCAAGTACCTCCGTGGAGATGGATGGATACTAGAGCAGGCACACAATGAGCACGCAGCTGAAGCACAGAGACAGAGCGCATTTAACAGGGCTTTCGCCGGTTCAAAATACCAGGAATACAGCACTCAGTCAGTGTACCTCAATGACAGCATGTCATTTGTGGAAAATCCAGTCGGAAGGAGTAACTACCTCGCTACGCTGAAGTGTGACGGAACTAACTTCGCACTCCGTGAGTATCCCGAAGCAGGATTTGTGTACTGTGACATGAAGCCGGATTTGACCTATAACTACAAGATTGCTGTAACCACAGAAGACCACGCAGTGAACTACGTAATGCTCCAAAGGCATGACACGTTCCTTCGTACAATGCGATACTACTTTGATAAAGGATGCTTCAGATTCAAAGATTTAAAATGCAAGGAAGCAGTATTGAAAGCCTTGTCGTACAGATGATAAAATAGAAGGCGTACAGTTACGCCCTCCACTGTACAAGGAAGAGTCGGTAAAGCGGCTCTTTTCTTTTGGTACACAGTGGGTTCCGTTGCAGGGAGAGCCAAGGACAAGGCGAGAGGTACAACAAGGTTCCAGGGATGTGTTTTCTCCTGTACAGGTACGTGTGGGTACTGTGAAATGGCTTTACCGGAAC